GTGCGGGTTGGTGGCGGTGACGGTGCAGGTAATGCTGGTGCCGGCATCTGCCGCCGCGACCTCGTAGGTAGTGCCGTCGGGGCCGACGGTGCCGCCGCCGGACCAGGCGTAGGCGAGCGTCGGCGTATCGCTCCAGCTTCCGGGGCTGCAGGTCAGCATCGAGCCGACCTCGCCGTTGCCGGAGACAACAGGGCCGTCGCCGCGCAATTCCGGCGGCAGGCGCCCTTCCAGCTCGTAGACTCGGCTGGCTAGTTCACCAAAATCGGACATGGTGCTCTCCTCTGGTTAATCGGTTAAGGGATGGCGATGCCGTTGCTGGCCGGCGCCGCGGTGCTGCCATTGGCATTGGTGGCGGTGACCACGCAGGTGATGGTATTGGCCGCGTCACCCGCGACAACGGTGTAGGTGGCAACACTGGTGCCGACGTTAGTGACGCCCCGTTTCCACTGGTAGGCATACCCGGTCGGCACCCCGAACCAGTTACCCAGCGTGCAGTTCAGCACCGAGCCGACCACAGCCGGCGGCACGGTCGGATAGATCGCCGGCACGTCAATATATTGGGGGGCTATTCGTCCGGCGGCGACGCGCGCCTGCTCGCGAAGCATTCCGTAATCAGACATGGGCGAGTTCCTCCAGCGTGGCGATGCGAGCCTCCAGCACCGCGTTTTCCTGCGCGAGTTCCTTGACGGCCGTGATCAATAGCCAGCTTGCGTGCGTCGGATTTATCGCCAGCATGCCATCCGGAGTCTTTGACACCATCTCCGGGACCACGCCCAACACCTCCTGTGCTACCAGGCCATAGCGGTGCGTATCGTTGTCGAGATAGCGGAATCGCACCGGGTTTAGCTTCAGTACGGATTCCAAGCCTTTGGTATAGGGATGCACGTCCCGCTTGGCGGCGGCATCGCAGATGAAAAGCCACGAGCCGGACTGGTTGTAGCAACCGGTCGTGTCAAACCTGGCGATGTCGATGCCGTCGCGGATGGTGCCGCCGGTGAGCCGCAGATAGGTCGTCGGCAGTGCCGCGAATTGCGACGTGACACTGTCGTAGAAGCGCCGGATCGCGCCCATCATGGCGCGGGCGCAATTGTTTACACTCGCCGGACTTTGATTTTCTGGCCAGCCATTTGGCGGTGCGCTGGTGTTGTTATCGTCGACCGGGTCCCACGTCGATACTTCAGACATGCGTGATCTCTTTCTCGTAAGCGATGGCACTGACCCGATAGCCGGGCAGGACGCGCTCGAAACCGCGGCGGCCGAGCCCTTCGATCAGATCCAGCCCCTGCGCCCGCGCGAAGTCTTCCAGTGCCGCCGCCATCGGCTCGGCCCAGGCGTCACGGTCATGGCCGGCGATAAACAGCACGTTGAGAGCTTTGCGGCGAGCGTATTTCAGCTTCTCAGCGATGACGCAGCCGACCACATCCCAGCCGTTGACCGCGACCCAACAACCGAACCGGCCGCCTTCGATCCCGGCCAGGACATCCTCGACCTGCATGCGCCCGCTGGTCCGCGCCACCGCCGGCTCCAGCATGGCTTCCAGCGTCTCGGGCCAGAGCAACGCCACGTCTTCCGTTGGTAGTAGCCCGACCGTCACCGTCACTTGAGCGCCGCTCTCATCGCCCGCCCGTAATCGACCGCCTTAAACCCGCCCGCCATTGAATGCACCGCGCCGGGATCGATCTGCTCTACCTCATCGGCCATAAAGCCGATACGCGGGGTCGGATCGCCCTTATAGCGGAAACTGTAAAGCGGCAGCGCGCCGACCTTGCCGATAATCGTGGCGTCCTCCTTCAATCTCCGGTCGCTGGCCAGTATCAACGGGGCCGCTTCGGCCGCAGCCTTGCCGCCCGTGCCAGCGGCGGCCAGCTCAGGAGCGGCGGCCGTTACAAAGGCCCCGGTCCCGCCGCCGCCAAACTCACCCCCCAACGAGGCCAAAGTTGCCGCATCCCCGGCCCCGCCACCGAAGAGGCTGCTGGCCGCACTGCCGAGCCCCAGCTCCTTGCCGAGCCCGAGGATGCCGCTGGCGCCCGACACCGCGGAGGTCAGCGGATTGCCGAAGATCGGCTGCGTCGCGGAGGCGCCGCCGCTCGGCGCCCCGATCGTCGCCATATACTGCTTCAGCCTCTCGAACGGGGCGTTGTAGGCTTGCTGCTGCAGATCCTGCAGCCCCTTGCCGGCCTCGATCTCGGCCCGAGGCATGATGAATTGGGACTGCGCGAATTGCGGGTATTGCCGTAGCGCATCTTCCTGCGTCGTAAGCCCGCGGCCGAAGCCGGTGTCGAGCCCGGCGCGGCCGGCGAACTGGCCGCGCTGGGTCAGGTCTGCCGCCGATAGTGCGGTGCGTAAGCCCTGGTCGGTGAGGTTGCCGGCGGATTGTATCCCGGTGATGCCGAGGCCGAGGCCGGCTCGCCGGGCGGCGTCGTATTGCTGCGCTGCGGTATCCTGCTGCCCGCGCTCGAATTGATACTCCTTGCCGTACATGCCCGTCGAAATCTCGCCCAAATTACGGGCAAAGGCATCTCGCGCGGAGCCCGCGGCGACATCGGCGGCGCCGCTGCCGTAACGCCCGCCGCCGGAGAAGCGGGCGTCGATCGTCGGTGCCGTCGAGGTCGCGTAATTCTCCGACACCGGGCGCAGGGCGGCGTTGACCATGTCGCGGAGATACGGATTGGAACTGGCGTCGGTATATTTGCCCTGCGCCACCGCAGCGAGCTGATCCTGCCCGAGATTCCCGCCCGCGGCCTGGTTGGCGTAACTCACCATGGCGGCTGCATTCGGAGCTTGCCCTTGCGCCGCCTGGAGCCCCCAAATATCGGCGTTGTGCTGCGGCCCCGCAGTGCCGGTGGCGAATTGTTGATAGCCGGGCTGAGCCGGGCTGGTGCCGCCGCCGGACAGAATGTTGCCGTAGGCGTCATAACTCGCCGGCTGCAATCCGGCGGCGATGTTGTAGCCGGTATTGGCGATGTTGTTGTAGCCGCTGATCTGGCGCGGGTCAGGCGGCGCGTAATTCGGATATGCCCCGGAGTCACCGTAGATCCGGCCGGCCTCTTTCAGCCCGCCCTCGAAATAAGGAAACTGCGCGGCGCCGGCCCTGGTCTCGGCCGAGGATGTCGACGAGCCGGTCTGCTGTGAACCCTTTGGCATTACCGCTGATCCTTCAAGCCGCGCACGATCACCACCGACCCCGTGAGTTCGCCGCCCCAGGCCCGCGCCCAACCCGGCCTCCCGGTAGTGGCAATGTGCGAGCAACCCGCTTGCCGAGCATGCTCGTCGAGCGTCTCGACCAGCGCCGGAAGCCATGCCCGCATGTTGTTGCCGCCAGTGAACATGATTTCGAGGATCCGGCGGCGGGGATATTGCTTGATCTCGGTGGCGACAGCCGCGGCGATGGCCCCATCAACCTCACACACCCAGATCCCGACCTGCCCCGCCATTGCCAGCCGCAGCAGGTCGATCGGCTCGTAACAGCCGGTGATGACCGTAGCCTTGCGCAGCAACGCCGCGACGGTCGGCCACTGCTCCACCAGCTCGTCGAGCGCCGGCAGGCGCACAACCGCCTGCGGCCGCACCAGGGTCGCCGGCCGCGGCTCGTCCCATACCGTTAGGGTCACCGGGCTTCGTATGCCTCCAGGCGTGCCTGTAGCTCTCGCACCGCCTGCCAGAGCACGGCAACCAGGCCGCCAAGGTCGACGCCACCCGGCAAGCCCCCCAACACTTGCGCCACGTCTTGCGCTAAAAACCCGCGATTGCGTGCTGTCGTAAAACCGGGGGGCTGCATCTTCTCATCCTCCAGTGGCAACCAGCGGAAGCTCTTCGGCTCAATCGCAGCCACCAATGGCAGGCACTCAGGCAGCGCCTCGATATCGGCCTTGAGTCCGGCATCCGAGGTCAACACCACGTTATTGCCGTAGACGGTGACCGCGTTGACGGTCCCGGGGCCTTTGAGGCCGCCGGTCGGCGAGCCGGCGACGATGCCGCTAAATACCGACCAGTCGCCCGCGGAACTCATCGTGCAGCCGGTGACGCCCGCCGCGCGAAGCTGCACGTTGCCGCTGCCGGACTGCAGGTAAAGGTTGGGGTCGCCGCCGCCGATTATGCCGGTCATACCGGCGTTGGTGTTGTTGTTGTTCAGCGAGACGATGCCATAGGCGGTGCCGGACAGTTGGGTGACGACAATCGGCGCGGCGAACGAGGTGAGGTTGAACGTCACCGTGGCGCCGGTGAAAGTCGGAGCCGCAAGAGGCGCGTAATTCTGGTTTGCCGCCGATGTGACCAAGCCCTTAGCATTAAGGGTGAGTCCCTGGAACGTCCCCACACTGGCGTTGACCGTCGCAAGCGTCGTCACTAGCCCCGCGGCGCTGGTGACATCGCCGCTGAGATTGGCGCTCGAGGTGACCGTCGTTGCGGTCGCGGCGATCGGGATCTGGCCGGCGACCATACCGCTCATGTTGGCGGAGCCTGCGGGCCCAGTGGCACCAGTGACGCCGGCGGCCCCTGTAGCTCCGGCAGGACCCGTAGCGCCGGTCGCGCCTGCGGGGCCGGTCGCGCCTGCCGGGCCCGTTGCGCCCGCTGGCCCGGCTGGCCCGGGCGGTCCCGGCGCGCCGCTGCCGGGCGGGATTGCGGCAAGCTCGGTGGTCTTGGTGCCGAGTTGATTAACCGCGCCGGCAATCTCCCGCAGCCACGGCGCCCACGCCGTCTGCGGCTGATCCGGCAGGACCGGCTGGATGACCGGCGACGATGGGCTGTGCGCGGCCATCAGCGTAGGCTGCCTTCCGGCCGCAATTGACCCAGGTCGAGGCCCTGCAAGTGTGTGAAGCCCTGCCCGGCCGGCATCTGCATGCGCAGCCTGATATACCGCCCGGTATAGCGTTGCGGGCATTCCCCGATGACGTTGGTCGCAACCGGCGGCTCCCAGATCACCGGGTCGGTGAGCCGCTCGCGGTGCCCGACCGCAACCGTGGCAACCCCGCCGTCAATCAATGGCCGCACCAGATCGACCCAGGCGCGTCGGCCGGGTACGGGTTGCAACTCGGCCGTCTCCAGTGTCGGCGCCATTGCCGGGCCGCCGCCGATGTTGAGGCGGTGGTCGCGGTCGAAGAGGGTGAGGCGGGAGGTCTGATTGCCGACCCAGAACGGATCGTCGAAAGACGGGAAGATGGTATCGAGATCGCCGAAGCTATCAATGCTGTCCAGCGTGTAGCTCGTGCCGTACATGGCTTTGCTCAGCCACTCCACCACCTGCTCGGGTTCCAGCTCGACCAGTGCCGCGCGGCTCAGTTCCCAGTTGTAGACCAGAATGCGATTGAGCAATCCGCCGCCGCCGATTGCCGGGAACGCCCACAGGATCGCACGGGTGCGCGGGTCGCTCACGCCCTGCACTCGGTTGATGTAGGCGTCGTCGACCAGCTTGTGAAACTCGCGGTCGAATTTCTGCGCGCCGACAGGGAAGACGGTCGAGCCGTCGAAGGCGGCGAACCCGTCCTCGGACAAATAATACACCACCGGCACGGTCGCCCCGCCTTGGGTGCGGGCGTAGGCCTGCACGATCGAGAGCGGCGCGATACAGCCGGAAGCTCCCGATTGCGGCCTAAACGAGAAGATCAGCGGCGGCCCAGCGTAATTGCCGACGTAGATGCCCCGTTCCATGAAAATAACGACGTCGGCCCCCTGGCTGAAACCCGACACCAGACCGGTGACGTTACCGAGGTCGGTCTGCTGCATCTCATTGTAATCAGACTGCACACTTATCGCCGTCGTGCCGCCTGGTGTCGGCCAGCTCGTCGGATCGTTGATCGAACTCCACCACACACGCCATGGCACCGCGCCGCTGACCGGGTCGGTGGTGTTGCCGACCATAAGGAAGTCCTTAACGGTGGCGCAGTATTTCGCGATCGGCGCGCCGGCCGAGAGCAGGCTGAAATGCGTGTCGGCCGGCAACAGCAGGGTCTGGATCGGGTCGACGCCGTTGGTGGCGATCACCCGCGAGCCGTAGCTGGTCATGCTCCAGTGGCCGCCGTCCGGTGTGTTGTAGGCCCCGCCGGCGGTGCGCGAGACATCGGCCAAAGTCAGCGAACCAGGCGGCAACCGGTAGAGCTTCTGCCGGTCGCCGGCAAATGTGTGGATGCTCTCGTCCGGCGCTTTGAGCGAGTAGGCGCCCTGGCACCGCTCGTCGAGCGTGTTGGTCGAGAGCGGCACCGCGGTCGGCATCGGGCCATATGATTTCGGCGTCAGCGGCACGCAATTCTTGATCAGCGGCGAGCCCTGGTTGCCGAAATCGGCCTGGTCGGGCAACCACTCAGGCCACGGCGTGACAGTCACGAGGCGGGCGCTCCGACATAAGCCTTGAAATATGCCTCCCATTCGCCGACACGCTCTTGCGCAATGCGGCGACGGGCTTCGACCGCGGCGATCTGATCAGCCAGATTGTTACGCTGCTGTGCGATGATGCTGCACACCTCGCCGGCTTCGCGGCTGGTTTGCGCCATAGCCGCGCCGCCGACCAGGACGGCCAGGACGATCAGCGCCTTCAACATGCCGTCACCACACCGCCGACAACCCTGGCGGTGGTGGCCGAAAGGCCAGCCCCGCAATTGACGCCGGCCGAGCCGCGCACCTCCAGATCGCCGGCCGGCAATACCCGAAACTTATCGGCCCCGGCGCTGTCCTTGACCCGGATCGCCGGGACCGTCGCCGTCGGCGCCATGTACTGGATATCGAGCGGCACGCCGAAAGCGTAGTTCATCGTGAAAGTCGCGCCGGAGCCGGAACAGTTGTGCGGCGAGCCGCTAGACAGCGGGTTGGCTGGCGGCGCGCTTGTCGTCGTGCCTGGGATGGCGATGTGCGAGAGGCCGATCGAGCCGCCGGCCCCGATGGTGTCGACGACGATGACGGTCGGTACGATCCGGTTGGCATCGACGAGGCTGATCGAGCAACCGACCGTGTAGCCGGTACCGGCGTTGGGATTGCCGGAGATCGACAGCGCATACCAGAGGTTTCCGGCGTTCTTCACCTTCAGGGCGTTGGCCGGGCCGGCTGCTGCGGTGGCGTCGATAACCATGCCGTTAGCAGTCGCACTGCCCGGCGGCACGTAGAACCCGGTGATCCACGGCGCCGGATATGGGCCGCCCGGGTTGGCCTTGATGCCGACCGAACAGCCGTAACCATCGGGGTCGGTGCAAGTTACCTGCAGTCCGTCAACGTGAAATCTTGCGTTCACGTCTTCCGGCAAATCGCCTTCCGACGGGTAGCCGGTATTAGGTGTCCGAACCCCGGTGGCCGCATTGACGCTGGTGAAGTTAAACGCGGTCAACTCGGAGACAACGCCGCCGCCCTTGGGGATGCTGCCGGGGGCACCCACCCCGTGATAGGCGCGGGTTTCGGCGTAAATCCCAAAGCAACCGGCACCCATCGGGAGTGTCGGCGGATTTGGCGTGATCGGATCGTCAACGTAGCAGGTGCCCGACAACGCCGTGTCAAACAGACTGTTCGAGCCACGGTGGGCCGAGATGCCGCCGGTGCCTTTCGCCGTCATCGGCGGCCCGGTCCCGGACGAGTTAATAAACGTCGGAACGACAAGGCCCCGCGACACCGACAGCTCGGCTATCTTTTTCGGAGAACCGCCATTGTTATCAAGAAACCAGAAGCCGCCGACCGAGCCGATACCTTTCTCGCAATTCCAGTCGGTTTCGCCGCCGCCGCCCGACATATTCCAACCCGTTGCGCACTGCGCGGTGGTCAGAGGCGGCCAGGCAACGCCACCCCCGATGTTGCCGATGCCGCCGATCGGCCCGCTGAGAGTGATCCCGTGATCAAACAGATCGGCGATCGGCATCGGCGCCGCCGGCTTCTTCGTCGCCGGGTCGGGGTTGCCGATTACCGATAACGGATTGATGTTGCCGAAATTCTGCGCTGCGGCGCCGCCGGATGACAGCGCCAGCAACAGCAGCGCCAGCAGAAATTGCATCAGCGTGATCCCCACTGGCTGCCCATCCAATAAAGCTCGATCGAGCTGTAATCGCTGACGATCTGGTAGCTCGCATTGCCGTCGATCGTGCCCGCGGCCGGAACGATGGTGATCGGGTATGTGCCGGCATTACCGGCGACATCCTTAAATTTCAGCACCTGGCCGACCATCGGGCTCGGCGGCAATGTGATGGTGATCGGCGCTGCCGCGACATTGGCAATACTGACATCCCCAGCCGAGCCGACTGGCAGCACCGTCGTCATCGCCACCTGGATCGGCACGCTCGATGACGAAGCCGGCGCCACGATTGTCCACGCATCCGGCATGGCTGCTCCGTATATGTCCGGTCTGATCTGCAATGGCGAGCCACTCCAGCGCGCCTTGCGGTCGGCCTGCTCGATCGACGCGAACACCGCCGCGCCGGCTTGCGCCCACAATTGAATGCGCTCGTCGTGTCCGATAAAAGCCTCGGCGGCAACCAGCGTGCCGTAGAGGTAGGCGTCGGGGTGCTCGCGCAGCAGCCAGTTGGTGGGCGCGGCGTCGCTGAGCGGCGGCACCCCGGTCTGATAGAGGATCTCGATCTGGACATTGCCGCTCGGGCCGGGCCCGAGGCGCAACTCGCGACCGTGCAATGTGTACTTGAATGGCGGCCCCGCTCCGCCCGGAAGCTCGATCGGCGTCACGTACAGCAACGGCTGCCCGCCGCGGGTCACCAGGCGCAACTCGCGGCAATCGAGCGGCAATGCCACCGCGGCGGTGCCCGATACCGTCATGTACGCCCGCTGCTCGGCGTCGCCGACCTTCAACCTGCGCCTGGCCTCGCGCTCGAAAAGTGTGATCATGTCCGGGACCGAGGGCGCCACCAGCGGGTCGCCGGGGCGGGCCAGCCAGTTGAGCACCGCGGTCTGCAGCTCAGCGTAAGAGGTAAACGGCATTTTTGCCTACAGGTTGGAGGTGTTGGTGCGCAGGTAGCGCCACTCGCTCGAATTGAGCAGCCGCAGGACCGCCTGACCGTGCTCGGCCTTCATCGCGTCAATGCCGTAGAGTTGCCGCCACAAATTCACCACTTCGATCGGAATGCGCGCTGCCAGGCGCATGTCGCGCTCGGGGCCGACCCAGCCGGTGAAACCATCCGCCGTCTGCAGCCGCTTGTTGGTTTCGATGATCGGCCCGACATCCGCCTTGCGGTGGATGGTGGTAATGCCGGTCAGCTCGTCGTGCTCAAACGTTTCGACCGCCCCGGTCAGCGGATCGTGATCGAAGTAGTATTGGCGCGCCATGGCAGTGCCCAAAGAAAAAGGCGGCCCCGAAGAGCCGCCTGCTAAAATGGCGACGCCGGCGAGGAATGGACCCTGCCGGCGTCTAGAGGAGGAGAGCGATGCTGAGACATCGCATGCTCCGCCTACGGATAATCGTAGTCCTGATCGTGAAGATCAAGATCACGGTAATCCGGTAGACGGGGGGAGTCCAGCCTTCGGGTTGGGCTCCTCCTCCTCGCGATTACGGAGCCACTAGAATGACCGGCCCCACCGTCCCCCCTGACGATGCCAACAAGCGACGCGCCAAGCGCGAATATGACAGGCGACGATATCTCGAAAACCGAGAGCGCAAGCTCGCCTACCAACGCCAGTACGCCACAGAAAACAAAGACAAAGTGCGCGAATACAAGCGCGGCTGGAAACAAACAACCAAGGTAGTTCGCCGAACCTACAATCGCATTTGGGCACGGCGGCACCGTCAAGAAAATCCAGAGCAAACCCGCGCCGCCGGCCGGGAACAAGCGTACCGCTGGCGGCAAGCCAATCTCGATAAAGCTCGCGCCTACAATCGCGAGCAATCAAAGCGGTGGCAGAAAGCCAATTCTGACATAAGGCGCGGACAAACCGCCATGCGTCGATCGCGACAAGACCGGCAAATGCCAGCCTGGGTTGACGCTAACGAACTGTACGAAATCTTCAAAGCCTGCCCCGCGGACATGCACGTCGATCACATTGTGCCATTGCGCGGGTTGACTGCCGAAGGGTATCGGATCAGCGGGCTTCACGTACCGTGGAACCTGCAATATCTGACACCCTTCGACAACGTCAGCAAAAATAACCGAATGAGGGAGGAAGACCACGCCGCTGCCGGCGTACCCGTCCGCTCACCTCGGCAACTCTCGCTACAACTTTAAGGCGCTGTGAGATCGGCAATCAAGGCCGATGATGCTTCATTTTTCGCGGCAAGCGTGTATTCGCCAATTAACATACGCTTTTCCGCATCGCCTGTCTTCGCCAAAGGTACTTGGGTGATTGGCCTCAGCCAATCGACTGACCAATATGACCAGTTCAACAGGAAAACATCCCGAACCCTTTGAAACCGGT